GATTTTGACATAATAAAACCTCATTATTTAATTTTACATTGAATATTTCTTGGACATTGATATCTTGGACCTGTTGACATGATAATATCGGGTAAATTTTGCGGATGTTCGTATGTACACTTGTAGGATAAGTCTTTTTTACCCTTTTCATCTTGAAACCACTCTGATTTTTTGAGTCTGCACATAGTAAACATGTCAGTTCTTGGCAATTTACCTTTATATTCTCTTCCGTATCTTGCATATACAGAATCAGCACCTTCATTTAGACAAATCATAACATCTGTCTTAAAATCTTGACATTCATCAACAGATTTTAGTGAAAATGAAAATAGTAGTAGTGTAACTACAAGTGCATAGTGTCCCATGCACCTATTTATTTAATTTAACAAGTCTTGGTCAATCCATTCTGATTTATCTTTTATCATTATAGCAACACTCACCCACATATTGAAAATACCAATACTGCTCACAAAAAACGAAACAGCAATATCTTCAAATGATACTCCAACATAGACAATTCCTATACCGAAGATAAACATTGTTTTTCCTATCATATTTTTTCCTTTTATTATATTAACGAATCAGTTATACAAGTATAATAACATAACCAGTAGGAATGTCAACTAAATAATAAATGGCAGAGGGAGATAAATTTGAATATACACCAGAAGGACCTAGTTTAGGTTCGGTGTCAGTTTCCGCAGATTTTTCTTTTACAATATCAGCAGAAGTAAAAGATTCAGATGGAGATGATGCAGATGATGTAGAAGATGACTGTGGAGATGCAATTACAGAAATGACCGTAGTTGCAGTTGAAGAAAATGCAGGTGTCATACTTACGGATGGTACTAGCAGTTGTAATATATCAGGAAATTATGTAACACCCTTTTTAAATACACAATGGATATTTCGAAGCAGTGGAATAATAACAACGGTGATAAAATATACAGATATACCTGATAAAATAGGATATTTGTGTAGTTATACACCTGATTCGACCATAAGTAAAGATTTTGACTACATTGTCACAACAAAAAGCAATGGTGGTTGTGAAGAAACAAAAACTTTTACAATTACAGTTACAAATGATTGGTCAGAAGGTATTGTAGAAATTAATAATATATTAGCAAGACAAACAAGAGATTTACAGGAGTTTTAAATGAGAGCAGTAACAAGATTAGGAGATTTAAGCACAGGACATGGATGTTTTCCACCACAAATAGCACTTACAGGTTCTTTCAATGTTTTTGTTAACGGAAGACCTGTCTGTAAAACAGGAAGTAAATGGTCGCCACATACTTGTGTTGATGCTACGCATTCAGGTACTCAGGTATTAGGATCACTTACTGTTCGTGTCAATGGTCTTCCTATGGCGAGAATAGGTGACTTTATTTCTTGTGGTTCATTCTGTGCAACAGGTTCTACGAATGTTTTTGCAGGTGGTTAGAAAAACAGTATAAATATTAGTTATGGCAAACTATGACGCAACAAATACTAATAAATCAAGAAGAATCACTAAATTATATCGTGATTTAGATTTAGACTTTGGTAGACATCCTGTTACAGGAGATGTTAATGTTTTAGAAGATGCTGACGCAGTAAAAAGAAGTGTTAGAAATATAATTAACACATCACACTATGAAAGACCTTTTCATCCAGAGTTAGGAAGTGATATTAGAAATTTATTGTTTGAAAATGTAAATCCTTTGACAGCAATGAGTATAAAAAAGAAAGTTCTCGAATGTTTAGCAATTTATGAACCTAGAGCAACAGTTGAGAATGTTATAATTGAACCAAATATGGATACACACACATATGGTATAGAAATATACTTTTATGTTAAAGGAATACCAACACAACAAAAAATAGATTCATTTTTAGAGAGATTACGATAATGGCAAATTCAAAATTAGAAGTTTCAGCATTAGATTTTGACGATATTAAACAAAATTTACGTTCATTTTTATCCCAACAAAGTCAATTTTCAGATTACAATTTTGAAGGTTCTGGAATGGCAGTGTTACTAGACATACTAGCATACAATACACATTATCTATCATTTAATGCAAATATGTTAGCAAACGAAATGTACATTGACAGTGCGGATACTAGAAAGAATTTAGTATCACTTGCCAAAATGTTAAATTATTCACCTAAATCTGGAAGGGCGGCGAAAGCAACTGTAGATATTTTATTGAACACCGCCACCGGTGCTTCAGTAACATTGAGCAGAGGGACGTCTTTTTCATCAACAATGGATGGTAATAGTTACAAGTTCGTGACTAACGAAGACATAACAATTTCTCCTGAAAACGGTGTTTACAAATTTTCAAATGTAGAAATCTTCGAAGGTACTCTATCATCATTTAATTATACATATTTGTCTGAAGATACAGATTTTAGATTTGTATTACCTAATGCAGATATGGATACATCTACTTTAACAGTTCAAGTTCAAGAGTCTGTAGCAGACACAACAACCAACACATACACTCTTGCAAATAATTATGAAAATATTAATAGTGAAAGCACGGTCTTTTTCTTACAAGAAACTGAAACTGGTGAATTTGAAATATATTTTGGAGACGGTATTTTTGGTAAAGCATTATCAAATGGAAATATTGTTAAGACAAAATATATAGTTACAAATAGAGCATTGGCGAATGGTGCAAATACATTTATATTAACAGCAGGTTCAATCGGTGGATTTTCAAATGTTACAATTACAACTGTAACGTCAGCACAAGGTGGTGCAGACGAAGAATCAAAATCTTCAATAAGATTTAACGCACCATTATCATACGCCTCCCAAAATAGAGCAGTTACAACATCTGATTATGAAGTTAAAGTTTTAGAATTGTACCCTAATGCAAAATCTATATCAGCATGGGGTGGTGAAGATGATGAGAACCCAATTTATGGCACAGTAAATATTGCTATTCAACCTAAATCTGGTTCAACATTAACAGAAACAACAAAAGAAAGTATAAAAACTAGTTTAAAAACTTTTAATGTTGCTTCAGTTCAACCTAAAATTGTAGATGCAGATACTACAGATATATTGCTAACAGTTACAGCAAAATATGATGCAAACAAAACAGCACTAGGTTCAGAAACATTAAAAACAGATATTTTAAATGTGATATCAAATTATAACCAAAATAACTTATCTGTATTTGATGGTGTTTTCAGATTTTCAAAAATTTCAACTTTAATTGATAGTTCAAATTCTGCAATAGTGTCAAATACAACAACTATTAGATTAAGAAAATCTTTTACACCAACACTAAACACCTCCACCACTTACAATGTATATTACAGAAATGCAATCTACAATCCACATTCGGGTCATAATTCATCATCAGGTGGTATTATTCAAACTACTGGTTTTAAAATTAGTGGTAATTCTGACACAGTTTATTTTTTAGATGATGATGGTGCAGGAAATTTAAGAAGATATAGTTTAGTTGGTGGTGTTAGAACATATGCAAGTAATACTCAAGGAACAATTGATTATAATTCAGGAGCATTAACTATTAGTTCTTTAAATGTATCATCAATTGAAAACATAAGAGGTTCAGTATCTACAGTCATAGAAATTACAACGACACCTGAATCAAATGATGTAGTTCCTGTTAGAGGTCAAGTATTAGAAATAGATACATCAAATTCTACAGTATTTGTGGAAGCAGATACCTTTGTAGGTGGTTCTTCTGACGCAGGTGTGGGTTACACGACAACATCATCATACAATAGCACAGCAAGTAGTTATTAAAAATGGCAAGACTAACCAATAAAGTATCACCTCATGTTATAAGACAATTACCTGATTTTGTAATTTCTGACCATCCAGTATTTGCTGACTTTCTAAAAAGTTTTTTTGTATTTTTAGAAAGTGCAGAAATACAATTAACATCTTTAGAAGCAACTGATGGTATAACTCAAGAAACTGAAACTGGAAACAGTTTTGTTTTATTATTAAACGGTACAAAAATACAAAATGATGTAACCATAAAAGATGTTGGTGATAAAGTATTATTAGAAAGTTCTGTTTATGGTAAATTTGAATCTGGTGAAACTATTGTTGGTCAATCATCAGGAGCATCAACAGTTATTATTGCAGAAAATGTACCTTCTTTAAAACTTTTTGTTGTGCATGAAGACAAATTGCAAAAGGGTGAAGTTATTGTTGGTCAAACTTCAGGTGCAAGTGCTGTATTAAATGCTTACAAACCAAATCCTGTTCAAACAATTCAACAGTTATTAAATTACAGAGACCCTGATAGAGTTATTGATACCTATTTAACAAAATTCAGAGATGAGTTTTTACATACTATACCTGAATCCTTAGCAACAGGATTAAATAAAAGAAACTTAATAAAAAACATAAAGTCTTTATATAAAATAAAAGGTACTGCTGAAGGACATCAAATGTTTTTTAGAATGCTTTTTAATGAATTATCGGAAACAATATATCCTAGAGATAATATGTTGAGAGTATCAGATGGTAAATGGGACACTCAAAAAATTATGAGATGTATTTCTACAACAGGAGATACATTAAAATTAGTAGGAAGAACAATCACACAAAACAATGTTGCTAGTGATTCTAGTATAAATGAAGCAACAGCAGTTGTAGAAAATGTATTTAAATTTCAAATCGGTTCAGTAGAGGTCACAGAATTTATATTGAATAATGCTACAGTTACAGGAACATTTGTAGCAGGTCAATCAGTAATTGGAACACAGAATGATGATGATGTGGTTGCCATAAAAGCAACAATTACAGGAATACCTGATGTTTTTTCATTTACAAATGACGGGTCTTTATACAGTAGCGGAGACACAGTAACTTTAAGTGATGCTGGAGGTGACGGTGCTATTGTTCAAGTAGATGAAGTAGGACATGGTTCTATTACAGAAGTTATAATTGATGCAGGTGGTTCTGATTATGAAATCGGAGATAGTTTAGTTTTTTCTAACTCAGGTACGGGTGGAAATTCTGCTCAAGCAAAAGTTTCTGTTGTAAATGGTGGTTTTGTACCCGAAGATGCAAACAGTAATAGTGATGGTGGTTACACTGACGACCATATTATATTAGAAGACGAAACTTTAAAGGGCGGTCTTTACACAGGTAATAAATTTGTTCAAGAATCTGGAACAGGAGTTGGAGATATTACAGACGTTAGATTTATAAACAATGGTTTTGGTTATAATTCAATACCCACAATTACAATTACAAGTACGAGCGGAGAAGATGCATCTATAATTGCATTTGGAAGTGAGATAGGTAGAATATTAACAATAAAAGTTCCGAATCATGGTGTTAGTTACAATGAATCGCCATCACCACCTACTGTAAGTTTTACACAAAATTTATTGTTAAAAGATACGTCTGCAACTGCATTTACTGTAGGTGAAACAATAACGGGAAATGATAGTTCTTCAACTGTTACTACAGCAATAGTTGATACTTTTGACCCTACACTTAAATTATTAAAAGTAAAATCTTCTACAGGTACTTTTGAAGAAATATCTATTGTTACGGGAAATACATCAGGTGCTACGGCGACAATTGCTAAAAATGATAGAGCAACTGGTAGTGTTACCGTAAATACAACAACAACTACTTCAGGAAGTTTTATTAATGAAGATGGTCACATTTCAGAAAATACAATGCGAATACAAGATAGTCTATATTATCAAGATTTTTCATATGTAATAAAAGTTGGTCGTTCTATTGAAGACTGGAGGGACAGTTTTAAAAGAACAATGCACACAGCAGGTTTTTATTATGCTGGAGAAGTTAATACTACAACTAGATTAAATGCACAGATTTCATCACCCGTTGAAGGTGTCGTATCAGGTATTAGTGAGTCTCCAATTATGTCAGTATTTGATTTCATATTTAGTCCTCTTGTAGGTAGAAGATTGGGAACTGCTGATGATGGTACATCTTTGAGGGCAACACCCACGGTAGTTGGTGCAAGTTCAGAAAGAAGTACATTTTTAACTAATTCTACCAGAGATGTGACATTAACAAAAGAAATGACCGTCAATATGTTGATGAAAGAAAAAACAACTATTCGAAGTAATACAACTGTTTATGGTAGACCTGTTTCAAGCACATTAAAAGGGTTGAATGCTAGACTATTGGATTTACATACAGCAAACAGAATTCAAATAAGAGATATTGCAGGTATAAGACTCAGTGGATTACAAAACCAAAATATAGATGGTCAATTAGTAGGATCAGGAGAATTTATTTTTGGTGCTAAAACAAACTTTACAATACCAGCAGAGGTATGGCAACAAAGTGGAAATAGTTTTGATGAAATAGGAATTACGTTTGACAATAACTCTATAAAATTCGATAAGACCTAGTCTTATAAATAAGTAAGTAAGGGATAAATTCAATGGCAAAACAAACACTTGGTATAGGTTCCACCGCAAATGACGGAACAGGAACGGTTCTCAGAGATGGTGGAGATTTAATCAATGATAACTTTAATGAGATTTACAGTAAATTAGGTGACGGTAGTTCGTTATATGCTTTAACATTCCCTGATGCTACTGATAATGTAGTTGTTAGAAACGCATCAGAAACTTTAACAAATAAAACTATTGCTATTGCAAATAATACCATATCAGGCACGTCTTTATCAATATCAGGTGATGACTCAACTGCTGTAAATTTAACATTAGGTCAAGATATAAAATTTGAGGGTGGTAGTGGTATCACATCATCTGTAGATATTGCAACAAGAACAATTACTTTCGCAACTGATGGATCTATCGTAACTGAAACATCAACAGATACTTTGACAAATAAAACACTTGCCGCCGGTGATAACACAATAACAGGATTGACAAATTCAAACTTATCAGGTTCAGCAAGTATATCAAATGCCAATTTAGCAAACTCATCAATTACAATAGGAGATGAATCTTCTACCAGTACAGACATATCATTAGGTGGTACTCTTGATATTGTCGGTGCAAGTGGTATCACAACTGCAATAACAAATAACAGAATTGATATATCTATTAATAGTGACGTAGCAACATTAACAGGTTCACAAACACTAACTAATAAGACAGTAGGCGTCACACAGTTAACAACAAATACAAGAACAGCAACAGGTGATGGTTCAACAACTGGATTTACAGTTACTAATGGAGCAACAGTACATAACGTATTAGTATTTGAAAATGGTGTATGTCAGCAACCAACAGCAGATTATTCAATTTCAGGAACAACTTTAACATTTGATACCGCACCAGCGAGTGGTGTCAAAATTGTAATTAGAGAATTATAAAAACAGTATAAATAGTATGAAGGATTAGAAATGCCAGCAATTATTACAAACAAATTCAGAATTAATAACTCAGAGCAGTTTTTGGAGAGTTTTACAGAATCAAGTCCAAATATTTATTATTTGGGTATAGGTAAACCTCAAGCACATGCTACTCAAACAAGAGGTGATTCCAGAACGGAAAATTTAGGTACAGAAACATCGCCATTAACTCCTCCTGATAGTGTATCAGAGGAATTTTATGTTTTTGATGATGCTCTTGCCGCCAAAAAAATTACTTCATCTGATATACAACAAGTTATACCTAGAAGAAATTGGACAACTGGTACAGTGTACGATATGTATCGACACGATTACGGTTCATTTATTACAGGAACATCAACTACACTTACTGCTAACAGTGGTGCAAGTAGTTTATTTGATGCAACATTTTTTGTAATGTCTAGTGCATTTAATGTCTACAAGTGTTTAGATAATAATAGTAATGCAAATTCAACAGTTGAACCTACAGGTACATCAACATCTATTTTAACAACTGCTGACGGATATAAGTGGAAATATATGTACACATTGTCTTCATCACAACAAGCAAACTTTTTATCTACAGACTTTATGGGTGTAGCAACAAACTCTACAGTTGCATCCGCCGCCGTAGACGGTGCTATCAATATAGTTAAAATTAAAACTGCTGGTTCAGGTGGTACAAATGGCACACATACAAGTGTACCGATTAGAGGTGATGGTTCATCAGGAACAGTTACAGTTACGATATCTTCAAATGCCATTAGTGCAGTTACAGTTACAAATGTAGGTTCAGGTTATACGTTCGGTTATATTAGAGTGGCAGATATAAACACTGCTGGTGGTGGTTCATTATCAGGTGCAGAATTAGATTGTATAATTGAACCAAAAGGTGGACATGGTACAAATGCTATAGAAGAATTAGGTGGTGTTTTTATAATGCTAAATGCAACATTTACAGGTGCAGAGGCGGCGAACTCTGGTGACTTTACAGTATCAAACGATTTTAGAAAACTATTCTTATTAAGAGACCCAAACTCAGGTGGTTCCGCCGCAAGTGCTACAACACTTAGAGGAACTAAAGCAATTCGATTTAAATCTTCACCAACTCCAGGTGCTTTTGTTGTTGATGAAGAAATAAATCAAACATCAACAGGCGCAGTTGGTAAAATAGTTGAGTATGATTCAACAAACAGAATTTTATATTACATACAAACAAGATTTAATGATGAAGGTCTAGATGCAAATGGAAACTTAACAGCATTTAGTGGTGAAAATGTTGTAACAGGTCAAACTTCGTCAGCAACAGGAACACCGGATCCCGATTCAGACAGTGCAGTAAACAATGTTTCATTTACTAACGGATATGCACCGTCAGAAATAGATGCAGATTCAGGCGATATCATATACTTAGAAAGTAGAACACCAATATCAAGAGCAAGTGACCAGACTGAAAATGTTAAATTAATAGTTGAATTTTAAGGAGTATAGATGCCAGCATCAACCGATTTTAATGTATCGCCCTATTATGACGATTTCTCGGAAGATAAAAATTTTCATAGAATTTTGTTTCGTCCTGCGTTCGCTGTTCAAGGTAGAGAATTAACACAATCACAATCAATATTACAAAACCAAATCGAGAGATTTGGCGATCATATGTTCAAACAAGGTTCAATGATAATACCTGGACAAATATCAATTGATACCGATTTTCATTCTATAAAATTAACCTCAAAGACAGCAACAAGTTTAAGCACATATTTAAATACAACACTTACAGGTGGTTCATCAGGTGTTGTAGGATTTGTTACTAAAGTAGATGTAACAGACGGAACTGACCCAGACACATTATATGTTCGATACACAAAAACTGGTACAAACAATGCTAAAACAGTTTTTGATGCAGGTGAAACTTTAACATCAAGTGCTGATGGAAGTCCTACAGTTGTCGTAGCAACTGCACACATAGGTTCGGCAGTTCAAGTACAAGCAGGTGTTTATTACTATGATGGTTTCTTTATCAGAAACTCACAAGAAACATTGGTGTTAGATAAGTACACGAATACATCAAGTTACAGAATGGGTTTTACGATAACAGAAAGTTTTGTCACACCAAGTGATGATAGTTCATTAAATGATAATGCAACTGGTTCATCTAACGAATCAGCACCAGGTGCCCACAGATTTAAAATATCTTTAGCACTTGCTAAAAAAACTTTATCATCAACTGAAGATTCAAATTTCTTTGAGATAGCAAGAATTGAACAAGGTAATGTTAAAAGATTGGTTAGAAATACAGAATATTCTGTTCTAGAAGAAAATTTAGCAAGAAGAACATTTGATGAATCAGGACATTATACACTTCAACCATTAAAAACAGAAATAAGAGAGCATTTAAAAAGTGGTACCAACAGAGGTATCTTTACATCAGAAAATGGTGGTGATAGTACAAAAATAGCGATTGGTTTTGACCCTTTCAAAGCATATGTTTCAGGTTATGAAATAGATAGAATTGCTACTACATTTGTAGCAGTTGATAAAGCAAGAGATTTTGAAACAGAAAACAATCACAAAACAAGATACGACATAAAGAATTTTATTAATGTAAATAATGTTTTTGGTCAACCTGATATTACATTCGTATCTGGTGATGTTGAAGCATTTAAAACATTAACTCTTTTTGATACAAAAACAAGTGCAAGAGGAACACTTCAAGCATCTGTAGGTGTCACTGTTCCTGAAATAGGTAGAGCAAAAACTAGAGGTTTTGAATATGTTGCAGGTACAGAAACTAATGATATCTACGCAGGAACTTCAGCAACTATTTTTAGACACTATCTTTTTGATATTGAAATGTTCACAAGAGTTAGTATACCTACATCAGTATCATTTACAACAGGTGAAATAGTAAGTGGTGCATCAAATGGTGGAACAGGTGTTGTTCAAGCAGTAACAGAAACTAAAAGTACAGCAGTTACATCAATAACTGCATCTGGTACAGATATTGAAGGTGCATTTTCGGCGGCGGTTGTAACACTAAATGCACATGGATTTACAGATGGTCAACAAATTACTTTATCAGGTGGAAATTATCAAGTAGATAGTACCACCGTTTCTTCTGATACAATTTACACCGTAAAAAATACAACAACAAATACTTTTGAATTATATGATGCAAGTGGAACAGGTTTTCCTAATGTAACTACATTCACATCTGGTCCAACTGCAAAACACACAGTCGTTGTACTGAGTGATGTTCAAGGATTTTTTGAAGCAGGTGAAATTATTAATGGTGCTACTTCAAATGTAACAGGTACAATTCAAACTGATAGATTTGGTTACAAAGGTGTTAGAATAGCAGATACTTCAGAAGTAAAACAAATCGGAATGTCAGGTTCACCAAACTATACTGCTGATACAGATTTAACATCTACATATGGTGATAATTTTACTTTGACTGGAAATATAACAGTAGCAAATAGTGGTTCTACAGTAACAGGTTCTGGTACAAATTTTAATACAGAGTTAAAAATTGGAGACCAAATTACATTTACAAACAATGCAGGTACTTCATTAACTCGTTTAGTTAAATATATTGATTCTGCAACTTCACTTACATTAACGGTTGCTGTCGGTAGTTCTGATGTATCAACTGCTAAAGTCGTTACAAGACAAAGAGGTAAATTACAAAATCCTGAAAATAATACTAATATTTTTAAATTACCTTATGAAACAATCAAAACATTAAAGACAACTGCAAATGGTTTAGTTACAGATACAAACTTTAATGTAAGAAGAAATTTTACAGGTACTTTATCATCAAACGGTGATATATCTATTACCACAGGAACAAACGAAACTTTTGCATCATTAAATAATGATGATTTCTCAGTAACAATAATGTCAACTGGTTCTGGTGGAACAGGTGCTGTTGGTGATGTTTTAAATTTATCAGGTAATAATCACGAAGGTGATGCAATATTTGCCCTTTCAGGTTCACCAACGGGTAGAACATTAACACTAGACTTTGGTGCAAACTTCAATGGTCATAAGGTAAAAATACTAACAACTGTTTCAAGAAGTGTAGCACCATCAAAATCTAAAACATTAAATGAAGATGAAACTTTAGCAGTGTCTACTCAAGCAACCATTGAAAGTGGTGTAGTTGGTTTGGGTAAAGCAGATATTAAAGTTTTAAATAAAGTTTATATGGCGCCAGATTTTAGTACCACCGCTACTACAAGTCATACAGACATAACAGATAGATTTGATTTAGATAATGGTCAAAGAGATAACTACTATGATATTGGTAGAATTAAATTAAAACCTGGTAAGTTAGTACCAACAGGAAGATTACTAATTGATTTTGATTTCTTCTCACACGGTACAGGTGATTACTTTGACGTTGACAGTTATTCAGGTATTGTAGACTATGAAAATATATCTTCATATACATCAGATACAACAGGTGAAATTTTTCAGTTAAGAGATTGTCTAGATTTTAGACCTAGAGTTGATGATGCATCTACAATAGGTTCAGGAAATTCTGATAGAAGTTATGATGGTACAGGTGCGTCTGATTGTGATGTTGTTGAGTTTAATAACGATATAACTGCTGACTTTGAATTTTATCTTAAAAGAATAGATAAAATTTTCTTAACAAGAAATGGTGAATTTAGAGTTTCAAAAGGTGCACCTGCAATAATACCAGAAGCACCATCAAATTTAGAGGGTCATTTGTATACTGCACTTGTAAATGTTCCTTCTTACACATTATCTACATCCGATGTCGAAGTTGATTTACAAGATACAAAAAGATATACTATGAAAGATATTGGAGAATTAGAAAAAAGAATATCAAATACAGAATACTATACACAACTTTCTATGTTAGAAATAGATTCAAAGTCATTACAAATTCAAGACTCTGATGGATTTGATAGATTTAAAAACGGATTTGTCGTAGATAACTTTTCTGGTCATAATATTGGTGATGTATCTAACAATGATTACAAGTTTGCAGTAGATAGAACAACAGGTGAAGGAAGAGGTTTATATTTTTCTGATGCTGTTGATTTAGAAGAAGTTGACCAAGACGGTACAGCAATCGTTGAAGCAGATAGAACAGATGCAGGTTATCAAAAAACTGGTGATTTAATAACATTACCTTATACAGAAGAAACGGTTATTGATGTGCCTTATGCAACTGCTACAGAAAATTTAAATCCATATGCAGTTTTTGATTGGATTGGTAAAATAGATTTAGACCCACCCGTAGATATGTGGAAAGATGTTGTAAGAGTACCTGACTTAACTGTAAATGTTAGAGGTGCTTTTGACAATTTAGTAGACGAGTTAGGATTATCAAATCCTAATATTACAGAAATACCTATGGGTACAGAATGGAATGAATGGCAAACACAATGGACAGGAGTTTCTGGAAATGTTAGAAGAACTGGTCAAACAAGAAGTGGTATTCGTTCAACAGCAATTCCATTAACAGTAACAGAAAATTTAGGTGATAGAGTTGTCGGTGTTAACTTTATTCCTTTTATAAGAGCAAGAGATATATCGTTTACTGCAAGAGGTATGCGACCAAACACAAGAGTATATGCTTTCTTTGATAATGAAGATATCAATACCTATGTCACACCTACAGGTGGTTCATCAGGTGGAAGTATTATTACAGATACAAACGGAACAGCAACGGGTACATTTGCAATTCCTGACCCTAGCACAGACGCAAATCCTAGATGGAGAACTGGTAAAAGAGTTTTTAGATTAACAAGTTCTTCAACAAACTCAGATGATAAAACAAATGTAGCAACATCTGCCGAAGCAGATTATGTAGCAAAAGGTTTGCAAGAAACTGTCAGAGGGGTATTTACATCAACTAGAGAAATTCAAGTTGTAAGAACCAGCACAACATCAAATAGAACATTGTCTGAAGCAATACCTCAACCACGTGTCCAACAATTTGGAGGAGGAGGAGGCGGTGGCGGTGGCGCTGGTGGTGACCCACTCGCACAATCATTTATGGTAGATATTGAAAATGGTGCTTTTTTCTCAAGTGTTGAAATTTTCTTTGCTACAAAATCATCTACTGTTCCTGTTAGATGTGAAATTAGAAATATGATTAACGGATATCCTGGTACAGATGTTGTACCATTTTCCACAAAGTATTTAAATCCTTCAGAGATTACCACAAGTACAGATGGTTCAGTAGCAACTAAATTTGTATTTCCTTCACCAGTATACCTACATGAAGGAACAGAATATTGTGTGATATTTTATTCTGACTCTTTTGATTATACAGCATACATTTGTAGATTGGGTGATAAGACACTTGATGGTAATAGGATAGTTTCTAAGATACCCGATTTAGGTATTCTCTTTAAATCTTCTAATTATAGAACTTGGACACCTGAGCAAATGGAAGATTTAAAATACAAATTAAATAGATGTAAGTTTACAACAGGCACAACTGGTACAGTAACTTTTGCAAACAAAGATATTCCAACAAAAACATTAGCATTAAATCCTTTGACAACTTTTAATGGTACCAAAGTAATAAGAGTAAAACATCCAAACCACGGAATGATGTCAACATCTGATAATGTCACAATAGCAAGTGTTGGTTCAGGTACATATAATAATATTTCAAATAGTAGTATAAATGGAACTTATACCTCAATATCAAACATTACTTTTGATAGTTATGATATTACAACTGCTGGTAATGATGCAAATGCAACAAGTGAAGTTGGTGGTTCAAATATTACTGCGACACAAAATAGAGCATTTGATGTATTACAATTACAAATAGGTCACATTGTTCATCCTCAAACAACATTGTCTTCTACATTAAGAACAACAACCGGTAAATCTATACATGGTACAGAAACACCATTTAGTTTAGATTCATCAAGTAATGCTAGAAGCATAGTTCTTGGTAAAAACATATACTTCACAGAACCTAGAGTTATTGCATCATCTATAAATCAAACAAATGAATTATCTGCAACTACAAACTATAAATCATTACTGTTAAATACATCAATAGTTTCTACAGTAAATAATTTATCACCTGTGATAGATACTAAAGCATTAACATCATTTGCTATACAAAATAGAGTAAGTAATCCAACAGTCAGTTCAACTGACACCTTTACTGGTGATGGTTCAACAACAGGATTTACTTTAAGTGCAACACCAACAAATGCACATATTATGCAAGTAAAAAAGAATGGAACATTATTAGAACCTATAAATGATTTTACAGTATCAAGTACAACATTAACCTTAGGTACAGCACCAGCATCAGATGATAAAGTTGTTGCAAAAATTACAAATACTATTAACTTTATAGAAGATACTGATAATGAAGGTGGTTCTTCATCAAGTGTTTACTTGACAAGACCAATTACATTAGCAAATCCATCACAAGCATTAGAAATTAGAGTTGATGCTTCTGTGTTTACAACATCAACTATTGAAGCATATTTTAGAACAACAGGTGGTGAAGAAACTAGAAAGTTAAATGATATATCATACACTGCATTTAATACAGGCGGTGCACCTGATATTGCTGTAACTCCAGTAGATGGCACTGTTGCTGATGAGTTATTTAAAGAACATAAATTTTCAATAAGTGATTTACCTGAGTTTTCATCATTTCAAATAAAAATTGTAATGAAAGGGAGTGTTTCGTCTTATCCAGTCAGAATAAAAGACTTTAGAGCAATAGCACTAGCAACATAATGGGTAAAGTATTAAAAGTAGAGGGTTATCAAGATTTAGTAAGAGATGAATATTCAAGTGCAATAGTAAATACAAATAAATCTGATTATGAAAAGTATATGCAAAGAAGAAAAGCAATGAAAAAAAATAATGATAAAATAAGAGATGCTTGTAGAGAAATAAATAACCTTAAACAAGAGTTATATGAAATTAAAGATTTAATTAAAAAATTAGTAGGTAAAAATGGCAGATAGAAGTGTAGCAACAACCAATACAGTAGAAACATTCAGAACTACATTTAACAGTTTAGCAACTGATGTGGGAGATATTACTAATTTAAGTGTTACTGGTGCAACCGATTTAGTTGAAGCAGTAAATCTCGCCTCTCAAGCATCAGCAACCTTTGTAATTGGTGATGATTCTTCAACAGAAGCAACTATATCAACTAATCATACACTAAAATTTAGTGGTGGTTCTGGAATCACTGCAACTGTTAGTCAAGTTGATGATTCTGTAACATTTGCAATTGCATTAGGAAGTATCGCCGCCGCTGGTTCTGATACAGATAAATTTTTAGTGAGTGACAGCGGAGTAATAAAAACAAGAACTGGTGCCCAAGTGTTATCAGATATAGGTGGTATTGGTTCTGTATCATTCAACAATAGAAAATATACGGGAGACGGTTCGACAACAGGTTTTACTGTGACGAGTGGTCAAGCAACAGCATCAGTAATCGTTACAGAAAATGGTGTTGTTCAGCAACCAACTGATGATTATGCAATATCAAGCACAACATTAACATTTACCACAGCACCTGCAAATGGGGTTATTATAAATGTGAGAGAATTGATAACTTCATAACGTGTATAAATAGATATAGTAAAGAGGTATAAATGACAACAAGAATTACAACTGACAATATTACAGATGGCACAGTGGCAACAGCAGATATTGCCGACAGTAATGTAACGACTGCGAAGATAAATGATGACGCAGTAACTAATGACAAATTATCTTCAACAGCAGTGACTTCAGCAAAGATGGCGTCTGCGGTTACCATACAAATTTTAGCATCTGATGGTTCAACTGTTGTTAAAACTATTTTCACACCTGGTTCGTAATAAAATATAGGAGATTAAAATATGGCGGCAAGAGACCCACTAATATATGATGCAACAGTAAATAACCCAAGAAGAATGACAGATGCGGAAATTGCCCTAAGTGTTTCTTATTGCATATTTGCATATGCAGGAAATCCTTCAGTAACATTGACAGTAGAGTCATCTGCAACGGGTGGTTCTTTAACAGGTGGAGCAATAACTGATACAAGAAAATCTGCTGGTGCAACTTCTACAAGCACAACTGCTTTTGTGGCAGAAGGTTCTACAGAAGAACCTCAAACTGTTACCGTTAGTTATAATAGAATAACACAAACAAATGCAAGTGTTTCTCCAACAGCAGACGGAGGAAGACTATGGCCGGTGTATCTAACATCTGGTGGTAATATTCAAGCAATGAATTTAACAGATATTAAAGATACTTTTTTACATCCAGCAATTGACTTATTAGTATCAGCATTTTCTGATAAAGAAAATCAAGGTGGTACATATACTGTAAATAGTGCAACAACATTATCAAATTGCACATTGGTATCATCAAATCCTATTTTTACAGATACAAGAGCGGATACGGGTGAGTATTCATCAGATGGTATACCAGAAACAGCAGACCAACCAACAACTATAAGCAACTATTATCTATTTAAAATAGACCAAGGTACAGAACCAAATCTTACACAAGATAATGGGTGTCCTTTATTCATAAATAGTGATGGTAATTTGCAGACATTTCCTTTAGCAGATTGGCAAGGTTATTTGTTAGAATGGATAAGAGAAACAGCATCAGAAAGTGATGCTAATCATAAAATTAGATATGTTTACAATCAAAGTGCTACTCAAAGAGGAACAGGAATGGTAAACACAATTTTAGATGGTTCTGGTAACTATCAAACACGACAAGTAAGTGATGATTACAGGTCTCAGGAATTTCCAAACGGTTCAGCAACAACCGCCGCAACTCATAAATTTGAAATACAAAAACATTAGGAGAATTAATTATGGCAGAATTTAGTGGAAAAGTAATAGAAGCATACTTTACAAATAATCAAAAAGATACTATAGCAGTTATATGGAGAGATGATGAAGCAAAAGCAAATTCAGAATTTTTTGTTTCTGTTGAACCTGATGGTCACTATTTCAAAGAATTATTAAAAGAAGTACCTCTAGAAGAAATTGAAGAACAAACAAATAAGAGAGCAGAAGTCTATATGCAAGAATTAAAAAGACTTGTAAAAAGATGGTCTTTATCGGAACCAAAAGATTGGGATCCAGCACAAATTGATAGAATGATGCATAATAAAATGTCTACATTTATAAAATCTTTTGACCCAAAGGAAAAAAGTCAGTCAGAAACACTATTCAGAATAAAACTTGATTTATTTGAAGATGAAAGAGTTAAAAATTCTAAAAATGCAGATGAAAAATCTAAACTAAGAAAAGCAGAAGATCCATTAGAAGCATTTATGGCGTTTGCTGTTCTTATAGGTAGATTAGGTAAAAGAACTAGAAAATAAATTTTGTTTAAAAAAGATGTGAATGTTCACATTGAATTGACAGATAAGTGTAATGCTTTGTGTTCAATGTGTGGGCGACAGTATATTAAGAACGGTGAATTAAAAAAGGTTCCTACTTTTGATAAAAATGAATTATCTTTCACTCAAATCAAGAATATTTTCAACAGTAGATTTTTTGATACATTTAATCTTGGTCGTGTCAACTTCTGTGGCAATATTAGCGATCCTCTTACTAGTACAGATTTTACCTCTATTGTAGAATATCTAAAACCTCATGCTAAAAGAATAGACATTGCTACAAACGGTAGTCTAAAAACTCCAAAATATTTTAAAAATCTAGGTGAAACACTTAAAGACATAGACCATAGGATAACATTTGCACTTGATGGATTGAATAATACACATTCATACTATCGTATCAATACAAATTTTAAGAAAGTAATAAGAAATGCAAAAGCATTTATTGATGCTGGTGGTAATGCTAGATGGCAGTTTATTATATTCAAACATAATAAAAACCAAATTAATATTGCTAGAAAAATGTCTAAGAGATTAGGATTTAATGAATTTGTGTCTATAAGAACTCAAAGATTTGCTAGAGCAGATGAATGGGCGTTTACATACAAAGATAAAAAGTATAGATTAGAAGAACCTGATGAATCATTATCATTTGAAATATCTGGTGATGTGAATTGTAAAGCAAAGAAAGATAATGAATTCTTCTTAGATTTTCAAGGTAATGTACATGCTTGTTGCTATCTAGGTGGTTCGTTTTTAAAAAAACGATTTAATGAAAATGATGATGCTATACTAGAGTGGTATGATGAAAACGATAACAATGCTATACAAAATGATTTATCTGATATATTATTATTCTCTGATTTCTTTCAGCATTTACAAAATTCTTGGACTGTGTTACCATCCAAATCATGTAAAAGATTTTGTTCAAAAAATAATCTAAGAAAGAAACTAAATGATTAATGTGTATTGTTTAAAATGTGATAGTAAATATGATAGAAGTTTTGTTACCAAATTAAAAGACTCTGTAAGTAAGTATTTAGCAAAAGAACATAAGTTTTTTTGTTTAACAGATAAACCTAAAAAAGATTACGATATTCCTATTGTAAGAAAATTTCCTGATGTGTGGAACAAAATGCATTTCTTTAATTACGTCGGAAATAGTTTATACTTTGATTTGGATATTAAAATACATGATAATATAGATTTCTTAGCAGATGATTTTGAACACTTTACACTTATAGACTCAAGTAAATGGAAAGATAATAAAAAAAATTTAGGATTTAAAGTTAGAAATAATACTTTAGTAAATACTTCTGTTATGAGATGGAGTTTTGCACAAGACATTTACCAAAAATTTGCAAACAATCACGACACATTTTTTAGATTATATAAGGGTATTGACCGTTTTATATACAATGAAAATATTACTTATAAATATTTTGACACAGATACGATTATGAGTTGGAAAGATAAAAATTATACAAAAAAGGTAATTACATTATATAATGGAAAATTTAAAAATCGACAGTGAGTTTTGGCAACTAAGAGTAAAAAAAGCAATAAAAAAATATCCTAATAGAGCAGTTGATATATTTCACTGTTTTAGTCCCACACAAAAAGAAAGTAAAGTGTGGTTGATAAAATGTCTAAACGAGTATACAAGTAACACAAAAAAAATATTTCAAATTGCAATACTAGGTTCTTGGTATGGTTATCTATCATATCTATTAAAAAATTATTTTAATAAACATATGACTGAGATAAGATGTTATGATGTAGACAGTGTAGCAAAAAATGTAGGAAAAGTTCTTTTTCACGACAATAAGATTACACATTTTGTAACTAAAGATATATCAACAATAAATTTTCAAGAGTATAGGTATAACTTAACAATTAATACTTCATGTGAACATATGAGTGACGATACTTTACATCATTGGTTATTTACTGCTAAAAAAGATACTATCTGTGTTTTACAAAGTACAGACAAACCTGCAAGAGACCATAGTAACTTAATAACTAGTGAAAAGGAGTTAGTAGAAAAGTTTAAAGAGTATTTTATTGATTACAAATCCTATTCACATAAGATAGGTGAATATTCAAGATTTCTATTAATAGGAACAAAACAATGAAAAATTATTGGAATAAAGTAGAAGATATTATTAAGACACATAATCTTTTTCATTTAAAATTAGATGTACAACTACCAAAAGAATCTATTCAAGAAGTGCAGACTGTCCACAAAGAAGAATTTTTTGTTAGTCATAGAGGTAAAAAACATAAGGGTTGGGATTCTACTAGTATTCATGGAGTTGAAGGTGCTTACTGGAAAACTATGAGTGGTAAGCAATATGGTTATCATAGTGATAGTGATAAAAATATAAAATGGGATTGGACAGATGTTTGCGATTATGCACCAAAGACAGTAGACTTTTTTAAAAAAGACATACCATTAAAAAATTATAGAAGATTAAGATATATGTTATTACGACCTGGTGGTTATATCTTAGAACATAGTGATACTCCGACAGGAATACCATATACGGAGAGAAAAAAAGAGAGTATTTTTTCTGCACTAAATATATGTATAACACAACCAAAAAACTGCGTGTTAGAACATTTAAGTAATGGTGTTGTTCCATTTAAACCTTTAGAGGTTTATATGTTTAATAATGATGAGTATCACCATGCTTATAACAAGTCAAATGAAAATAGATTTCATATTATAGCACATGCTGAGTATGATTATGATTTTGCAGAATTATTTGTAAAGAGTTTTGAGAAATATTATGAACATCATATCTGATAAAAAACAAGCATTAAAAGGAAGTCCTAAATTACTGTCAAAGTCTGTAGCATTTGCAGTTATAGATGATAGACATATCATAAAACACGACCTAGTAAAATATATTGTAGAAACATACACAGAAAATACTGTTTATAATTTTTATAAAAGAAAATGTGATATCTTAGGATTTTATAAAGAAGAAGATATAGATATTGCTATTGATGATGCTTATGCGAAAGATTATGAACTACTAGTTGTAATGAAAAATGGTACGTTTATGAATTCATCTTTCTTTTTTGAAAATGTGAAAAAAATGTTAGATAATAACATTGCATTAATGGGTCACGTTTTAGATTGTAAAGAGCAATATTATTTTTTACATGAGCAATGTTTTTTCTTAAATTTAAAAGCATGGAAGTTAGCAGGTTCACCAGAATATTATTCTGATAATAAAGATGTTACAAAAATAAAAAGGTCTTTAGTAAACTTTCATGATGACTATACACCTACTTGGATTAAAAAAGATGATGATTTAGCAGATGTAGAAAAAGTATTACCTGGTGGATATATGATATCTGAATTGTTGACAGCAGACTATGGTGTTAGTCCATTTACAGAGTTAAAACCTTTGAAGTGGTTCACATATCACGGCGACACCATGAAGTGTTTAATGAAATCATTGTCACTAAATGCAAAAGAATATCATCATGGTTTCTTTTCAACTGAAACTGAAACTATAGACGAAGTAAAATTAAATGATAATGTAGATACTTTGATATCAATAGCATCAGCATTTCACCCATTTAAAGTAATACAAAAATCAAACATAAAACCTAAAAATATATTAATGTATGATATTAGTTACGAAGCAATAGATGTTTATAAGGGAATGCTTATGGGTTGGAATGGTAAAGATTATATTGAGTTGTTAAATAACAGTAATTTTAGTTATAGAAGTGGACATACAAAAGAATTAGCACAGAAAAGTTTTGATGAGATGAAAGATATGTGTGATTGGGAATCATTCTTTGATGAGGTATGTGCAAAGAATATTGATTTTTTAAGAGGTAATTTGTTAACAGAAACTTTTCATAAAAAGTTTAATTTTTATGTTAATGCTTCTGATACTGTTTTATTTCATGTAAGTAATATATTTTCATACGAAGCAGAAACATATTACTATGATATCTTTCAAAGGTTCTTTTCTTTCTATAATTTATTTTTACAGATGAAAAGGAATTCTAAAAAAACTATATTTAAAGGTTCGATATTTAATTTAAAAAATTATGTATCAACTGATGATATGAATTTAATAGATTGGTATGCTAAAGCAACTGAATTAGCATTAACACCTTGGCAAAAAGAAAGATTACCAGATTTTAAAAAATCTTTAAAAAAGAGAGAGGAAGAAATCTTTGGTTAAAAAATTAGAAGATTATGAGTGGATTTGTCCTGAACCTTTTACTAATTTGTACACAAATGTCATAGGTTATTATAATCCATGTTGTGCAATTGACTCTGGTGAATTATATGAAAACTTTGGTAATGAACTGTATAAAACGGATAAGCATTCAATACAAGATTATTACAATAGTTCATTCGTAAAAAAGTTTAGAAAAGCAATAAAAGAAAATAACAAAGATTTTTTTAAAGACATTTGTAAAAACTGTATAAAGAGTGAAAAAGCAGGTTTAAGGTCTCACCGTCAATGGTACTTAGAAAGATTTACAAAAGATGAACTAAAACATAAAAAAGAAGAATTAGAAAAAATAATACACGAAGAATCTGCACCTACATTTTTGCATAGTGTTGAAGCATTGTCTGTAGGAGGTAATACTTGTAATTTAGCATGTAATATGTGTAGTGAAGGAGCATCAAGTAAATATAATTCTGAAGCAGTTAAATTAGGTGAATTTAGTTTTATGTTTCCAAAAACTAAAAACTATAAAAACTTTTATGATGATTTAAAAACTTATGAAATACTAGAATTTAAATTTACGGGTGGAGAACCCCTACTTGTAAAAGATAACTATAAATTAATGTTAAAACAAGATAAAAATACCATTATTAGAATAATAACAAATGGTACAGTAAATCCTGAAAAACTAATTAAAATTTTAGATGGTTTCAAAAAAGTTATTATAAATGTTTCAGCAGAAGGACCTGAAGTAGTTACAAATTACATTAGACATGGTTCAGATTTTAAAGTTGTTTTAAAACATTATGATATGATGCAAAAAGTTTGGGGTGGTGATGTCATGTTTACCGCAACAATAAACGCATTAAATATAGCAAGAATACCAGAATTACTTAAAATGAGAAAAGGTCATGCAGGTTCACCAGTAACTAATAATTTTTATTCTGTTAATAGTATACCTGATGATATAAAAGAAATATATTTAAACAAATTGTATGAAGAAGGTGCTACTGATTTAATTAAATATTTAGAAAATGCAGAATATAATGAAACTGATATGTGGAAAATGTTAAGACATTGTAAGAGAAGAGATAGATTAAGAGAAACTAATTTTTTAGATGTGTTTCCTGAATGGAAAAAATACTATGAAAATTGTAACGGTTAGAATAGGTAACAAATATGGTCCTGAGTATGAAACATACTTAGAGAAAAAACTACCTGATTATGAATTTATTTGGGTACGAAAACCTATAAAAGACAATGTTCATTTACAGTGGAATAAAATGTATGGTATGAATCTAGACATTGATGAACCTATCTGTGTTATGGATATCGATATATTATTAATTAATGATTATAAAAAAATATTTGAGTACCCCATTGCAAGAGGTGAATTTTTAGCAATACCTGGTTGGTGGAGAGATACAAATCAAGAGCAGTATAAAATAAATGGTGGTTTTTTTAAATATTATCCTAAAGACGTAAAATATATTTATGATAAATTTATGAAAGACCCTAATCATTGGCAAACGCATTATATAAAAAACAAAACAACAAAAGGACCTATAAATGGTGAGCAGTATTTTGTTGAAGATAGTGTACGAGAGAGATTGAATTTAAAACTATTACCAAACGCATGGTGTACGAGGTGGGTAGTAGATGGTACACCGGGAACAATGAAGAGAAAGGAATGGAAAACTAATATATCTTCTAAATATAAAAAAGTAAGTGGAAATAATTATGTGTATTTAGGAGGAGAATTTCATTCTGATATAAAAATGGTACATTTTACACATTCTATGAATAAACCACATTTGTGGAAAGATTATGAACAACATATATAAATTTAATTTTGATGTCAATGAAGATATTTTATTACTAGAGTATGATAAAATAAAACACACATCTGAAAACTATGTTGATAGAAGACCAGGAGGTCAAGCAGAGAACTGGAGAATAATACCTGCTAACTTTCATTATGCAAAATATCTTATAAGGTATTTTAATTTAGGTGAAGTAAGACCTAGATTTTATACATTACCAAAAGGTTCTAATATACCAGAGCATATTGATGACCAAACAAAATGTTCTATAAATATTTTACTAGAAACAAATAATCCAGCACCAGTAACTATAGAAGGTGTAGATTATTTCTATAAAATTTGCTTACTAAATACTCAAAAAATACATAGTGTTAAAAATACAACAGAAGATAGATTACTTTTTAAACTATCTATATTTGATGACGATTTTGAAACTGTAAAGAAAAAGATAAAAAATGCAACCAATAAAAAAAACTAAATTAAAATTTGATTTCAGAGAATTATTAATAAAGCATAATTCAGTTGAGATACCTAAAGATGTCATATATGACCAAAATCAAATAGCGATTACCTCATTTGACGGTAAAAATGTAATGGTAGACAATAAGTTTAATGAAGATTATAAAAGAATACCTGAGATTGACTTAAATCTTATGAATGAATGGTTTAAAAACTCTTATGTGGAAGAAGTTATAAACATAATTAATAAAACATATAATACAACCAAATGGAGGTTTATGCGATTGTCTTCAGATAGAAGAGCATACTCATATCATAAAGACGAAACAAAGAGATTGCACATTCCACTATTGACAAATGAAGAATGTTTCTTTATAATAGAAAAACAACTCTATGAAATGAATCAACCTGGTGTGTTATATGAGATGGACACAACTCAATATCATACTGCATTAAATTTAGGTTGGACAGATAGAGTACATATGGTAGGAGCATATTCGTGAATAAATTTGAACAATATTGGAAAAATGATGATATGTTAAAAAACTATCCTAAAAAGGTAGCAAAAAAGTTTTATGATAAGT